TTGTTTGGTGGATTGCCACAGTAACGATCTGTGTTCTTACGGGTAAGAGCCGTATGCTTCACCATTAAAGCTTGCAATCCTTATTTTGGTAGGCCATGAAGGTTCCGCCCCTTCGTCGACTGGTTAAAAGCCAGATGTTCTACTATTGAACTAATGACCCATTGATTGGCAGCTCCGACGGGTAACGCTCCCGCTCTTCTAGATTGACAGTCTAGTGTGCGTCTATGAACACTTCGGAACTATAACTAAACAGGATGCTTATTTTTAGATTAAAAGTCTAATTTTTAAGTTTGCTGAACGCATCCTTTGAGACTGGAGCGGGTACTCGGGCACGATCCGAGCACTACAGTTTGGAAGACTGTCGTGTAACCACCAACACCTTACCCGCATAATTCAAATTGCCTATCGTCGATGTGTTTAAGAGTACAGTTTGACTCTCCTACCATTTTCCGTATTGTCACATACGATGATAGGATGTTGTTAGTACCTTGACGATTAAGGTGGATTGACTAGATCACTTCATACACAGACAAATTTTGGTATTCCTCCACGGTTACGATCCGTGCCGTTGCAGCCAATCTAGCCACTCTCCAGTGTTTATAAGACACCGCCGCTCACCAAAGCTGAGGAACAATAATACTCAGTGTCTAGGTGGCAAGATTTGAACTTGCAGCCTCCCACTTCCAAAGAGGGCCGTCTACCAGATTGACAATACACCTAGACACTGAGTACTAACTTATTTCTTTATTTTTCTACCTTTTCTCCACCCTTGAGGTATCGGTTGTGATTTCATGATTTTGATACTTTCAATTTCGTTTGTGATCCACATAGTTCCATATTGACTATTCTTTTCGCCTTGCTGATGCCCAATATCAGCAAATGCTTGTTTTCTTTTTTCTTGAAAAGATGGTAATTTATTCAGTTGCCCAAAAAAAGATTTTACTCCATGTTTCTCAAGCATAACTTCATGAAGTTTCTTTATACCTTTTTTGCTGTTTTTTACACGATCTTCAGCTGAAAGTCCATGAATCCCTCGTTTAGAATCTCTAAGTCTTATTGCGGATCGACGACCAGATTCTCTGTGTTTTTGTTGACTTTCTGCAGAGAGATTTTCAAATAAATTTAAACCATTTTTATTGATAAACTCAAACCCACCGAATCCACCTCGTCTTAGGTTATACACATCTTCTCTAAGAAGAAATTCATCATTCACTACTTCTTTTTCTTTCGCAAACATTTCTTCAGCTGTACCGAATTCTTCAAGTACAGTCTTTGTGAAGTTTTCGACACCATACTTTTCTATAGCTCGTCGAATAACTTTTCCAGAGCCCATATAACCATCATTCATATCATTGGTTTTATGAACTCCTACGTAAATTTTACCATTCAGGTTGTTCCTGATTTCATACAAATAATAGAACATAAATTGTCCTCCTATGTGTATATATGTAAAATTTACTTTATGCCTCGTCGGAGGGACTCGAACCCCCAACAATTCGGGTAGAAGCCGAATACTCTAATCCATTGAGTTACGACGAGATAAATTGTATTTGCTGTGTGCCTAGGAATCGAACCTAGCTCTATGCTGGTTAACAGCCAGCCGCTTACACCTTGCTTGCTCGCACACATCAAATACAACTAATTCATTGGTTCCCTGTGAGAATTCCGAGATCTCGACCTATCGCTTACAAGGCGATTGCTCTGCCACTGAGCTAACAGGGAATTGTGTTACTGGATGCGGCCTATGGTAACGCTCCATATTCCATCACAGGTTATGAGCCTGGAGTCAGTCTATCTGAAGCCGCAATTTATTCTTTGGTGGACCCGCACGGTTACGATCCGTGTCTCTCTGCTTGCAAAACAGAAGTGCTCCCATTATCACCACGAGCCCATTGAAACTATTTATTGGTACAGGAGATGGGAGTCGAACCCACATGACAAAAGTCGACGGATTTTTAGAATGACACTGGATGTTATCAATGTCATTGAAGAAGTCCGTTGCGTATACCAGTTCCGCCACTCCTGCATTCAATGATGTAATTATTACATACTGGATAATTACTGTCAAATATTGTTGGTGACATAGGGTGGGGCTTACCTTTACAGACTTCAACTGTCATTACACCAATAGCAGCACTATTAGTCTATGTCACCTAATTTTGGTACACCGTATGGGTTACGATCCCATCTAGGTAGCTTGAAAGGCTACTGACCACGCCAGCTGTCTCACGGTGTGTTGTTGGTAGTCCATCTTGGTTTCGATCCAAGTACCTGAGCGTTATCAACACTCTGCTCTCCCGATTGAGCTAATGGACTATTGTTTGGCTGCGCTAGTCAGGTTCGCACTGACATTTCTCATACTATAGAGTCGCCCATGGTAACGGTCTTTATAGCGCAATAGTTTTGGTGGGGAACGGGTCGAATCGAACGCCATGCCTATTAGGAGGTGGGTTACAGCCACCCGACTACACCAGTTAGTCCTTACTTGCGCTCCCCAATATTCATTCTTGGTTCAAGGGTATGACCAAGATTTCTTGCACGTTTCCCACGCTAAAGAGGATGACTCATTTAGCTGCAAGATTTGTCAGTATCAGAAGACTGACCGACTTCAATTCTACTTCTGGTTGATTATTCCAGTTCAAGAGTGTAGGCAAAAACTAGCCCATTATCATTGGTCCTATACTCTTTTGTAGACTATTCAGTGGCATGGCATGTTTTACATGTAGTGCCGCCTTGCATGATTTACAGGATGATCCAGCCTGCAGTAACCAAATCAACCTATCTTAATTCTGTGATCTTAAGACCATTGCAAGTGGGACTCGAACCCACATGGTGCGTTTATTTCACCTGACCCTTTAAGAGGCCTATGTCTCCCATTTCCATCATTGCGGTCCGGCGTAATGATCAGTCACGCCTCCAATCAAAGTTAATTAGGCTTTGATTGAAATTCTGCCCTGCCCTTTTCGGCTGAGTGCCAGGATCCTTAGAAGATCGGCAGGGATACCCACTCGTACTCAAGCTGCATCGAGTTTGGTTTGTCGAATACGAATTCCCGCTAAGGCTCTTTTCAGCAAGTATATTATGCTGTTCGACAAATATGGTTTTTTGGTCTACTAGTACCACACACTACCAGTAATGCCGCAGCACTAACAGGGATTGAACCTGAACAGTCTTACTAGTAGACCAAATTGAATTCGACTGGGCTATCCATCACGTTCTCTTACTCTCGGATAACGCTATCACATCGCACAGCACCGAAGAACGATCCGCACTGTACTAGACTCCCTCGCTAAAGGCATCAGTCGAAACTGGTTTGCTTCGGATGGATTAGTTCCGTTCAAAAGCACAGTTGTTTCGATGACAAGTATCCACTTGTACTGCACTCTTTCGCAAATTCTGGTTACTTCCTCGTTAGAAGAAGGATAATGAAGGATTCTAACTCTCATCTCCCAGTATGCGCTAACACCGACATCCCTCTAGGTAAGTAAGGAGAATCCTTTATTATCAACTGAATTTTTCAGATCACACAAGATCATCCATCCTCAGTCACGCCCATTTGAACCATGTTTATTGTGGGGTTCAGGATCTCGTTTCCTGCCACATTACTACGATTACGGTTTAGTATTTCTCCGCATATTTCTCCTTACGTTTCCAAGAGCCTTTGCCCTTCTTCGCTCCAACTATACGCATTTTGTACTTTGGAGTTCGCAAATCTTTTGCTATTGGATTCCGCATTTCTTTTCCTTTGTGTTTCTCAATCGATGAATCAATTATAACACGATTTTTGTTTCTGACAATACCCTCGTTAACTTGTTGATTTATAAGTAAAAACCCTGAAATCTTGGAAATTTCAGGGTCCTTTTGTGCTGCATGTATTACTGTTCAAGGACCCTACATTCGACCTCCAATGGCGTTATCATAGCTAAAACCGCATGAGAGCCAAGTGGATGCGGGAACACCGCTCTCTCGCTTTGCTATCAATGTTGGTTGTAAATGTCTCATTTTTGCCATAAGTCCCTGTTAGTTAAATTGTGCTGCCTTTTAAATATATATGCCTACTTTACTGATTTTTCACGATTTTTTACGAAAAAGTGAAAATATTTTTTTACAGGATCGTGGTTTAGTCTCTTCCTAGTGTCATTGTGTCTATTCCACAACTGTCAACCAATACTTTCTTGATATAGCACACAGTCTTTCCTATGAGTCAACCCGTCTTTCCAGATTTGTCATCTACTGCAAGATTTCTCCATTGTTAGAATGTTGACATAGTCTTTTAGTTTGGTTTGCAGAAACGATCCTTTGTATTACTTAGAACTTATAGTTGTATCCCACTTTGAAACCTTTGGAATCGTAGTCACCATTAGTGATTTGATATCCAGCTGATACTGTGCTCTTTGCATTCAAAGCATAATTTACACCAACATTATATGCATTGAAATCAGCACTACGACCTGCGGCATCAACTTTCTCAACTGATGCAGTCAATGCAACTTCTTTAGTTACTGGTAGTGCACCACCAACTGCATAAGTCATAAAGTTGTAATTATCACCTTGCACAAATTGCTGACCATAACCAGCACGAGCCCACACTGGACCCATATTGTATGCAATACGACCTTGTAGTGTCTGATTCAATGAACCAGTATCTTCTTTACCAGCAGTTCCGATTGCGTCAATAGTGAATTGACCAATATTGGTACCTGCATTGACTAGAAAGGTTGATGCATCACGGTTGGTGTTCTTGTTGCGTGTATCTGGTGATACTTCAACACCAACGAATGATTGTGCTGATGCAATAGTAGATGCTGCGATTAGTGCTGCTGCGATAATAGTCTTCTTCAAATTGTTTCTCCTTAAATATTTGCTGCGGTTAGATCAATACCAGATGTCTGTTGTAGATATGCATCTTCCAATTGCTTAGAAGCTGTAACTACACTAATGATTGCACTGTCTTTGATAGTGACAGTTTCATCTGGTGCTGACATTATGTATGGAATGAGTGCTGCACTTGCTCCTCGCTCAGTTTGCATCATATGGAAGATTCGTGGTTTAACATAACGATTTCCTTCCAATGATTCCTCAACTCGGGCAATTACTTCCTCCCCTGTACTTAATTTCATTACAACAATGTTGCTCATAACTCGTTTTCTCCTATAAATAATAATGCCGATCACGATGCTCTAACATCTATCGGCTCTAGACATTGAAATCATTTTATCAAAGGAGACAAAATATGTCCAGCACCGATATTTATTGCACTTATCTTACTGTATACTACGGAAACAAAATGCCAATGTTTTATATTGGCTCATCTAAAGTTACAAAAATTATTAACGGTTATCACGGATCTGTGTCATCTAAAATGTATAAATTTATATGGAAGAATGAATTAAAAACAAGTCCAAATCTATTTAAAACAAAAATAATATCAACACACAAAACCAGACAAGAAGCTTATGTTTGTGAAGAACGACTTCAAAGAAAATTGAATGTTGTGTCTTCTGATTTATACTTAAATATGACTATAGCTAATGGTAATTTTGACTCAACTTCAATTGAAATTAGAAAATTAATTAGTGAATCAAAACTTGGTAAAAAATTTCCAAACATATCAAAGGCGAAAAAGGGTGTACCTAGATCAACAATTGCATCAAATGAACATAAAGAATTCATGAAATCGTGGGACAAAAATCCTTTTAAAGCATGTAACGGTGGTTCTGAAATTTCAAGAAATCAAAATTATAAAATGTTATCTGAAGGATCTCACCCTTCACAAGTTAAGATGGAATGCCCACATTGCAAACGAACAATTAAAGGGTTGGGTAACATAAAAAGATATCACTTTGATAAATGTAAGTCCAAACTTTAACTTGAATCATATCATACTCTCCATTTTCACTCAAATAAATCTTCATTCCATTCTCTATGACCTTCACGCCAAGCCATATTGGACTGAGTCTCACGCACTTCAACCCTGAAACACCAAAGTCGTTCTGCTTCGCCAGGACCCCACATATCGGGGATAAACACACCATTCACATACTTGTAAAGAAAATCGGCAATACCTTCACAACCAGTTCGCTCGACTTCTGTGATCTTTGCCATCTTTCGCTTGCCAAGTTCCTTCATCAATTCGTACTCTGGATCGTCAAGCGCAACAAGCAATGTGTGATCAAATTTATCCTCAAGGAAATTCTTGAGTTCCTTCAGACCACCATAATCTGCTGCCCAATTACGAATATCCAAAGTGTCGGTCTCAAAATAAAACTTCATTGACAAACTGTATCCGTGAATATGCTGGCAATGTGAGTCTGCTCTCCACTGACGATATGCTACTGGGAATGCATCAATATACTCTTTTGTACTAACAAATTTCTTTTGAACTGCTTCACTCATGTTATTTCCTCGTCACTTTAATCGGAAAAGAATCTACTCTAGAGAGGTATGATGGCGTTGGTTTTTTGAGATCTAGCAAAGTATCAATATCGGGATGACCAAATACTCTTTCACACGCATGACAATCCCAACATTGGTTTTTACAAGTAGTCAAAACTTTAGCTAAAGATTCACCCTTTTTAGAAAGCCACAACTCTGTTAGAGGATGTTTTGAAACAACATCATTATAAACGGACTCATTATTTTTTGTAAAATTTGCTGCACCACGAATTCCGTGAATAAACGACAACGGTGCTGGTTTCCACACATTAAATGGTATTAAATTGTTTTCATAAATTTCTGAAAAAGACTCACATTGTAGTGCTGGTGTGCCTGGCGGCCCCATAACTTCCCAAGTGTACATACTTTTAACTGGATCTTGATGCCCGGGCTGAACTCTAGAAATTCTACTAGAATACTTAAACACATCGACATACTGCAGCAACTGATCAAATATTTCTTTGGTTGGGGCGACAATATCGGTGCCAGACCTAGGCATTGGAATACCATTTAATCTCCACCTATTACAGGATAAGTCTCCCATAGATGCCCAATAGTTGAATTGGGGCATTTGTTGTAGTTCAGCTTGAGCCAAATCGTGTTCAGTTTTAAATGGGCACGATGGCATACACCCCTCAGACATCAACAGTGATGTCTTTACTCCTTTGATGTCTGCGACCTTTTTAATTTGTTTAAGTTCGTCAAAATTTCTATTTAACGAACGATCTAACAAAATTGTGTTATATCCCAGTGCAGCAAAATCTACAACTTCTTGAGCAGTCCTAACCAAATGGTTAACTGTGTTTTTCCAATGCATTTCTGGAAATTCAATCTGCAACAATCCAGTAGACATCAAATGGGTGTTACTGATAGTGCATATACGAAGACCACGATCATAAAAAGAACGCAAATACGAAATGAAGTTGTCTCTGACCTCTTTATCCAATATTAATTCTGGATGAGAATCCAATGAATTTATGGTTAAAGAGATGGGCACACCAAAATCATCTTGAATTTTGAATAAGTAATCCAATTGACCATCACTTGCCTCAACTCCCATGACTTCACCATATCGGACCGCTCTCCCATTATAATTGTATTTGAATGAGTGCCCAAAGTAAATGTCAGCAATTTCTTCTCTAAATTTGGGCGTTGCCATAGCAACAGTTTGATACATTGATTTATCAAATACCTCAGAATCAACCGCACTATGTAACGTTAGTGGGCGTTCTTGGTGAGGTAACGAAAATCTTTTTTTCAATAGTTCAATCATATTATCCCTTCATCATATTTTGAATCTTGCGATATGCAGTCAACACCTTTTCATCGTATCCATTAGGTTTTGCATTTGAACCATTATAACAATTCAATGAGTTTTTTGTCAAATTAAACTGACGCATACAAGACTTAAGTACCCACGTTCCCAAGTAAATATTAGTGTGAATATTGAATATCTCGGGTGTGCCAATGTCCTTGATTGCTTCCCGCATTTTATCCAAATGCCAAGAAGGAATGACTTGCATAACGCCAAGTGCACCAGTCTTACTCATACTATACTTATCGTATGTCGATTCGACTTCTTGCACAGCAAAAATGAGATACGGGTCTACATTAAACTCATCTGCCCATTTCATTGTTGAATTGACGATTTGAATTGCATCTGTTTCACTTACTGCTTTATTAGTCGATTTGATATACTCGACCATTTTTTGTTGAGGTGTGGTCACAAAGTTTGCCTCGAACTCCTGAATATGACTGCTAGTAACTTTTGATCCCAACAATCCCCCAAGCAATATACCAATGATCATACCAATCTTAAATCTTTTTGTCCACTTATTCCTTAGTACGAAACATCCATTATGAAAATAATAGTCGTTCAATGTCGGAAATGACATATTTACTCCTTTGGTTCTATCAAAACTCCAAGTGTAGGATCTAACCTCACCGTTGCCGGTGAAAATGTTCCATCACAATTAGCTACAAAAACATTGGGCGGCGAATAACCTTTACCAACCTCTAAATGCCCATATGCTTTAGCCCAAACGAAATAATCGGAGTTTAGGACTTGGAGTTCTCTGATAAACTGCTCTAGGTTGGTACTATTATTTATGGTCATTAGGAACTCCCCAACTCAATGCTTGATTGTAAAATGCTCTCATTGACTTATCAACAATAGCAATGTTTTCATAAGTCATATTCTTTTGAATTTCATATATGCGTTCTGCAAATGTAGTTTGCAATGCAGCAGATGCAATTGCGGTTTCGTGATCATTGACAATACGCATACCTAACCGTCTTGCTATTTTATTCATTGCTTTATTTTCTCGCAAGCATTCCATAACAAGTTCAGTCACACCTTCTGCTTTACACCAAGTGATGACTCGTTTCATCATAGTTTTACCCAAACCATCTTTTTGATGGTTAGGTAAAACTGATATACCAAATTCACGCTGAGTTTCATCTACATAAGCGAGATGAACAAACCCAACCAAATCACCATCAGAGAAATGCCCGAAGCAAGTATCATTTGCCCAATTTATGCGATCAACGTATGCGTCAATCCCTCTATCAGAGATAGAACTGAAAAATCGCATTCTTTTGGCGTCATCATCCAACTGTTTGAGATGTTCTTTTATTTCGTCTGCAAAAGTCTCATTTAATATCTCAATAGTTCTCATTTAAAATTCCTCGTGTGCATCACCTACATTAAACACCGTGAGTCCGATAAGTTGCCACTCACGAATCATCTGCTTACGATCATCAACAACACCACACACATTGTAGTATGGTGCGACATATTTGAAAAATAGTTCTCGCTTAATCTCTGAATCACGCCGTATATCTCCTGCTTTACGCATGAGAAGAACGAATGGATGAAGATCATTTTTCTCAAGCCAATCATATGTCTCTGGTCTGCAAACACCATCTCGACCAGACATCACAATCATTCTATATCCCATTGCTTTGTATGCACGAAACATTGCAGCAACATCTTCATTGACTTCATCTTGCCCAACTTTGTCCCAATCAAACGGACCACGATCTTTCATAATAGCAAGAGTGCCATCAACGTCAAAAATGATAACTTTGTCTAGTGTGGTATCACGGACATATTTCTGAGTACCGATAGTATCGTGATATTGTTTGAACTGTTTCCAAATGACCGAAGCACCAACACCATCAGCACGACCGTTATCACGCTTGACTGCTTCCTCAAATGTGACAGGAAACAATTTTAGTTCAACTTCGTAACCAAGATCTTCAAGTCGCTTGACTGTCAGTACTCTGTACTTTTCAACAAGATTGGTATCAGCGATAACAAGATCAAATCCATTACGATGTGCCACAGCAACCTGTTCCTGAAACTTTGCAGTGACAAGATCTTCATCTTTCCATTTCCACATTTTCCATAGTTCGCCTGGTTCTAGACGACGCTTGTGGCGAAGTTCAAGAATCTCACGACGAATATCATCGCGGGAAATGACCATAGTGTGGCTAATGGATTCTTTGGCATATTGTTTCGCCCAAGTAGTTTTACCTGACGCAGATACGCCAATCGTAACAATAGCTTTCATAGACCTGCTTCCTTATTCAATTGTTCAAAGAACCACTCACGGGCTTTCTTTGACACAGCAGCATTAGCATCTTTCGGTTCAAGGCCATTTGCTACCATTTGGTCACTCTCTTCTTTGATAACATCACCAACAAACCACTTCAAGAACGCTCCAGTGTTTTTGACATCAATATCCAGTCCTTGTGATTTGATATACTCGATGCCTTGATTCAAACGTGCATCAGTCACAACCATATCAACAAATGCCTTGATTGAATCCAATTTTTCAGTATCAACAGAAGCAAGTTTCTTCACTTTTGAAACACTGTGCTTCTCACCTTTCACTTTGAATCGTGCATCCGCAAACCGATAGTCTAGGTCTTCAGCGAACCAAACAATGCCTTCACCCACACCAACATTACCAAAGTACTTGCCAATTGGGCACTCTGCCTCAACTTGTTCAGTCAATTCAATCAAACGATTTTGAATATCAGCAGGATTGGCAAAATCAATATCAACCTCAAATGTCGGGAAGTCAAAGATGTTGTAGATGTTGTTTTCGGGCATACGAACGTGTTTGAACTTCAACATATCTTGCCATTCACCATCGATCATTGCACCGAAGATCAAAAACATCTTAGGCAGGCCAGAAATAGCAACACCCTTTTGAATATTGCCGCCGCACCACTCTCCAAAAATGATCAGAGTCTCTTTGAACTCAAACATCACTTTGATTGGTGCAAAATCAATCACTGACATATTGAAAGCAAATGCTGCATTGTCTTTCAGCGGAGTAATATCATTCTGACGAGATTGATACTGAGTAGACCCATCAGCATTGAAACGAATAGCAGCATTGGTTCCGTGTGACTTGACTGTGCCAATGAATTTTAGTACAGGCATCTTTCGAGTGCGATCAAAAATAGGATCGCCGTTCTCATCTTTACCATTCCAGCACACACGATTTTGAATCGCTTTTACTGCATTACGAAATTGCCCAATCTCGGGCCAACCAACAAATTCACTCATTCTTTTGCTCCAATATAACGAAGGAAATCGTCCCACATATACATATCTTCCATTGCTTCGGTCAGCATATCGCCGTTGCAAATAATGCGATCACCTTTACTGTTTTCCATAATGTATTCCGCATACCTTTCGGAATATTGCAGGTCATCAAAATCGAAATTGTCACACATGATATACCTCTCAGTTATATTGAACTCGGGTGTTATCGGTATCGGCAAAACGCAACTCATAATCATTGGACAAACTACCATCACTACCCATATTGATCCCAAAAGAGTATCCAGCTTCCATTTCGTGCGGAGCTAGGTAACGAAATCCATGATAGTTGCCAGTACGATGCAGAACTTCTTCCAAAACATTCATTGCACCTTGACGAACACCTTTATGTTCATCTGTACTAAAACGGCACACACCGTTGACCATGTCTTTGAGTTCTTCTACACTGAATGTTTTGCGGGACATCTTGTTTCTCCTTAATCGATGAATTCATTATACATCAATCAAGGAGAAACACAATAGATGTGGTAACTCATTGAAACTAAACAAATTTCTCCAACAGTTTGACTTGTTGAGACATCTCCATTGTCTCAAAAGCACGGTGTGCAGTCACATTCTCTTTCCGTGCCTTGAAGCATATTGCAGCAACACGACTATCTTTTACTGCCAAAGCAAAATCTTTTTGTGACTCTGCACCTTTGTTAGTATTGAAGATATAATCAGCTTCCTGATTCAATTGATGTAATGCTTCCACAATCGGATCAACATACGATGCAAACTCTGGGAAGTACTCAATTAACTCATCCTGTTCATTCATCAACACCACTTCCATCAAACGAGACATAGACGGAGTACCATTGCCACGAAGGTGGTGTACAGCAACATACGCAGCAGACTTGATCTTTACACGATTACCAGAAGTGCAATCATATACAACAAACCCTTCTTCTAGTACATCCAGTGTTTCAATTAGTTTCACAACTTCATCAGATGAACCAACTGCCCATGACTTTGGCAATCGAACATTCAGACCTGAATCAGAGAAGTATGTTTGCCAGGTACCGATAGCCTCTTCTTTGCCAGTGTCGTTCTCTATCACTGCCAATAAAACCATTTTCGGTTCCATGTAGCGAGTTACTACCCGATTTTCTGGTGCGGTGTATTCAAAGACATAAGTGCAACCACGATCACAATCAGCAAACGCTTCTTGGAATTGGTCTTCACCAACACCAAATGCTTTCAGAATCCAGTCATAAAACGTGCCACCGGATGCAGTCATTGAGAACACAAAGTTCCCTTCTGCATACGCCATACCACGAGTGCCTATGATCCACTTGTTATCCAAAGGTGACCAACGCACAAGAGTTAATGACCCATCTGCTTTTTCCCATGCGATTGCATTTGAGAAATCGAAGTCCTTGGTATTCGCTTCACCGAAATTGTAGAATCGCTTGAACCCTCGACCAATCACCTTTGAAGTATTGTCTGCATTGACTAGCAAAGTCAATGCACGACACTCATCTACAACATCAACCATCTTAGGCGAGTCAATTTGTGAATAGTTGAGTTGCACGTAGCCATTATCATACCGCTTGACTTCGACACCATACTGTTCAGTCAAAGCATCCAAACCATTCTTGAAGATGAATTCTTGTACTTTCATTTTATTTCTATAGTAATCCAAATGCGTGATATAATTGCGGAGTCACTTCCATTGTTTTGCCTTCTGATGTTTCATTTTTCCGAGGCCGACCGCGCTTACTTCGTTTTTGTACTTCAACTTTGGTCTCTATTTCATTCCCGTCTTCATCGACATTCATAAGACGACCATACGTTCCGTAGTGAACTTGTTTTCCGATGATTCGCATGATATATCAGTCCGCAAAGTATGCAATAACCGCTTCTTGAGTCTTTTTGGTGACACACACTTTGCCGTTTTCACCAAACCCAACCCACACATTACGATGCGCTAAGAAACGCACTTCACCATACGTGCCGACAATCTTGCCGCTGCGCTTTCCTGCAACTTTTGTCGCTTTGGGGGACAAAGACGTGGGTTTGATGTCTTTGGGTTCATTCTTAACCAACAAATGAGGTTGAGTTTTCACCAAAGATTCGGTACGATCAACCGCATACTTGATGAGGTCATCACCAGTTTTATTGTGAAATGTCATACCCTGAATCATATATTTGAATAGATATTCTTTTTGATAAGATGGAACACCTAACGGGGCATCCATATCAAATTCATCTTTCAAAAGTTTGGCAAAATCTGCACCCTCAAGACCTTTGAAATAGTTGATCATGGAGATCTGAGAATCGAATTTGGGGATCATTTTGTTTCCTTTCAGTGTTTGTTCAATCGATGAATCAATTATAACAAACTTGACACAAAACACAATACCTCACCTAACTCATTGATTCATAAGACATAAACAATCAAATATCGATAACCAAGATAAACGAGGAACGCAAAAAACGCCCATGATAGAAGATCCATGATTGTATATGGTGCCTCGGTTATCATATTAGTGGCACACTCTTTACAGTAATACACATCTATGTACTTATAGTGTTTCCTACCAGAAATAAAAGATAATTTTGGCGTCGATTTACCTAATGTTAAATTAGTTGTTACTATTCTAGATCCAGATGTCCTACCAACTAATACTTCTTTACTAGACTTAATAACCTCGTCTGCTTCAAAATATTGCTTACAGCAATCACACTCTACTTTACCAAATATCATTTTATTAATTGCCTTACCATTACTTTAGATGACATATAGTTTTCAAGTAAAAATTTCTTTTGCAATTCGAGATATCCATCTCTAGGTAAAGCGTGCAAAATATTTTTTATTTTACCAACCATCAAACTTTTATTTTTGATGTAATTGTCCCACGATGATGTCCAATCAGATGGATATTTCATTTCATCAGAATACATTTCACTATATGAAAGTCTATCTGGCAACAAAACCCATGTACCATTAAATATTGACTCAACCATAGATATGCCAAAATTTTCATGTAGATTGGCGGAGAAAGATAATTTTGCTTTGCGTAGCAAATTGTAATATTCTGGTTTACTCAAATTCATTTTTTGAGTAAACACAAATTTGTAATCTGGGAATTCTTTTGCTAAGTCATCAAAAATTTCTGGTTGTTTGTCTGGTGATATTCTATGCCCAAATACAACAATGTTTTCTTTCTCAGAAAATGGAACACTGGCACACGAATCTATAATCTGTTTATGTGGTTGTCCAGAATGAAATGCTTTTAATCCTGGGACATTAAGTACGGAACAAAACAAGTTCATGTGATGTTTAGAACCAAACCAATTGTAATCACAAGCATGATATACTGCTCTCTCAAACCCATGAGACCATTGTTTATCTTTAATAGTGAATCCCAAAATATCTGTTTTATCATATGAACCAGCATGCCAAATTGCGTGAATTTCAACCGGTATATGCAACAATTCACTCATATATCGTATTTGAATGATACCGGGGTGCCATGCATCGGTGACCAAAAACTTGTCACCTGGTTGAATTTCTCCATCACTAAACATTTTAGCGATCTTGTTAATTTGAGTGTTTTTCCAAATATTAGTCAATGCGAAATCTAAAAACGCACCTTCTGTTTTTGATTCTCCAATACTCGATCCAGACACAGTAATGACATTTGCATTTGGATCTTCTAACAGAATTTCTTCTGGTATTGCGTCAAACCATTGTTTTGTGTACCGCGAATCGATGGGTTCAAGTGCAACAATATAAATTTTACTCACGGTATTCCCTTTCTATATCAGATTCAGAACATTCGGTTCCATACTGGATCTCAATTATGGTCAATGGATCATTTGATAGATTCATTAATTTGTGCCACTCTCTCACATTAATTGATATTGTATCAAACTCAGTAATTGTTTTCAAATTTCCATTGTGTTCAATTGTCGCCACACCAGATTCGACAAACCACAACTCACTTCGTTTAAAGTGCCTTTGTTTAGAGAGCGATTTACCAGGTTCGACTGTCAATCGCTTTAATTTAACTGATGGTCGGTCATACGCCAACACTTCATAAAATCCCCACCCTCGATCTTCTTTCATGCGAAAAACTCCTCTAAGGAAGATTCTGTTCCATCACTAACGCGCTGTGAGTCGAAAAATCTACCACAATCTCGTTTCCATGCGGTAAAATCTTGTTTCGACTTTATCATGGATAGTGATGATAACATTTTATTCTGTGTAGTCACGTAGTCATTGTAATAATTTTCTTCAGTCGTCAAGCGATGTAATTGTTTATTAAAGTTCATAACAGACGATAACAACACTGCAGCATTTAGAATAAATTTTTCTGGATGATCTCCTCTTGCACCGGCGCCTTTAGACAAACACATTAGTTTGTGTAAATCTTCACGATCAATTGTCACGTCTCCACCAAATATCTCATGCGCTTTTTTAGAAACGTCATCGTACATTTTTAAGAATGTTTCATCATACTGTTTAGTGAGTTTACTTTTACACCACCAATCATCAAAGTGATGAAACCCCATAGTAAATGAAATTGTCAAAGATGAACTATCATACGATATATGAACGTCTTTATCGAACACACCATTTCGCAATAGAGCAACTAACGGCATCATTCGACCTAATGATCCGACACCTAGTACGTGATATTTTTTCTTAAGATGTTTCGGTGCATCAATAAACGCCATCACTGCAGATCGTTCTATGTTCTCCAATGTCCCAAATCCCATTGCACCAGATCCGCAAGCGATACCACCAATATACTTCCATTTAGTTTCTGGAATTTCTTCCAAAATATAATTTAGATTACGCTGATACCAATCGATGTCGTTACCATGAAGAATGACTAACGGTTTACATTTTGTCTTTTCATCAAGAAAATAATTAATCTGTTCGAGCAAATTTTTGCCAGATTGTCTAGACATTGATTCAAAATTATCTTTATCAAACCTACGAGCATTGGTATCCAACTTAGTCGATCTCTCATCTACTGCAACTGGCATTTCATCAAAACTCATAGCAACGTCAGAATATTTTGCTTGTGTTTCGTAAATTTTCTTACGCATATCTGCGTCAATTTTTTTACCCAAAGTGACTACTTGCAAACCTCCAGAGTCACTATGCACATTATACACTTTAGAGTAATTCAATAATTTTTTACCGTGATTTTTCTCGGTAAAAGCATTGAACAACAAACTAACTTTATGATTGTGTTTATTTTGTGCTGCACCAAACATATCGTTAATTTTGTCCAACACTTCCACATTTTCAAATATGGACTTATGGTCCAGCCCCGTATGTGATAATGCGGATATCACATACTCCCATTGAACTATTTTATTTGACATATTCTAATACTGCTCCATTTTCTCCATCTTCAAATACTTTGACGATGATGTTTCTATTTGTGTACTTAGTACGAATATAATCTATCAAATCTTCTGCCAGCATTTCACAGGACTTACCATTAACATCAATAGTACTTGAATCAAACAGTCCTACAAGTTCTTCTTGAACCATAATAAATTCCAATTCACGATCATTATGAAATACTTCTATACGAACGTTAAAATGAAATAAATGGCGGTGCCTATTTGCCAAATATGCGACCGGCTCCAAACTAGGAACCTGATCGCACCCAGGATAGTAATGAATTCCTGCTTTTCTAAATGAAACTTCTATCCAACGTGTTAACATCAAATCACCAATGATAGAAACTCTTTACGAACTTCAATCCTATCCCTGAAGTATCCACCTAATGCACTTGTCATTGTGTATGAAGATTGATCACCAACACCACGACTAACAACGCAATAATGTTTTGCATTAACAACAACTGCGACATTCTCTGTACCAAGAATGAATTTCAATGCTTCAAAAATCTGACTGGTCAATCGTTCTTGTACTTGAGGACGACGACTAAAATATTCCACAACACGATTGAGTTTTGAGAGACCAATAACTTTACCGTTTGGCATATATGCCACGTGTGCTTTGCCTTCAATTGTGACCAAATGATGCTCACAGTTTGACATTACTGTAATGTCTTTTTCGATAAGCATCTCATCATAGTGCATCTTGTTTTCAATCAAAGTGACTTTAGGGAAATTCTCTGGATGAAGTCCCCAATAGTGCTCATTGACAAACATTTTGGCAACACGCTTGGGAGTATCAATTAACGAATCATCTGTTAGATCCATACCGAGAGTAGCCATAACATCAGACATTGCCTTTTCAATCTTAGCGATCTTTTTCTTATCTGGTGTAGATAGTAACTCTGTTGTTGGTGTATGTAGATTGAGTTTGCGAAGATGATCTTCGACTTGTTTACCCAGTACTGGATCGACTTTGTTTGTATCTAGTGCCATAAAATTCTCCTATTTTTGAGCTGTGAACTATATATGCTCATTCAAAATGCCGGTTGTTCAAAAAGTGTAACCAAATGATACGCTTGAGCCATAGCATCTTCTACTGCATTATGATGCGTATTTTTATCTCTTGGTGGTTTACTGTCAAGTAAAGTCATTACAGTACGATTGTCCATATGTTGCCAATACTTATACGGTGCAACAATTCCTGTCCTTGATGACGCCAATTCTAGAATTGGGATATCGAACTGACCGTGTGCCCAAATAAAATCACAAGCATTGGCCTCAAAAAAGTTATAAAACTCACTAAGTGCGGGTTTAAGTGGTACTGGTGTGGGGGATTTAAACGCAGCTAAAACTTCTTTTGGTTGAGTTGACCACCATTTAATGGTTTCTTTACTAGTAGTAAATCCATATGTTTTGCAATCTGCGGGATCTACATTGATATAAAATTTTTTAGAAATACCATTGGTAAAATCGAACACACATGCGCCAATGCTCAAAATTACTGAATCTGTTGTGGAGTTCAACGTCTCCAAATCCACCATACAATGTTTCTTTTTTAGAAACTTCATGCTGTTCTAAAGCCCAAACTATTCTCAGGGATTTCCTTTTTCTTCACATAATGTGAGGGGTGCAATATCCATTTTGTACCCATCTTCTCAATTGCCTCAATGCGCTTGCGTTCCAATGATGCTCGATACCTAGCGATCTCTTCTTCAACAGACTCAACTGGTTCTACGTTAGTTGTCATTTTAGGACGGAAAATATCTACAATCATTTGACGAATCATATTATACCTCATATTGTTCAAAATAATCACGAATTGCTTGCTTGTTTTTGCCTTTTGCTGCATCATTCACTTCGTCTGCTAAATTCAAAACAAAAGGTTCTAACATCTTGTAATGATAATCAGTACCACCCATCATTCTAAATTCCACATAATCGTGTTCCATTTTTGATACGTTGATTGATACATACTTATCTGCCAAATCCTTTTGCACCAACCTAGCATAATGATGCTCTTCAGAAATCCATTCGCCGAATGCACTAGAATCAACCAATCTAGTAGCATTATCAATCAAAATCTTATTTTTGTCAAACTTCTCTTTGCGCTTAATTTTCTTTTGCAGAGCAGTGAAATGGTTTGACCAAGGAACACAATACGGATTATCTGCTCTATGAAACGTATTACCAATCATATCTTCATTGGTCGTACATATCAAAGTCATTGGGTCGAACTTTGACATATCTTTTGCAGAAACATTCACATGAAATCCGCACGAGGTATTTGTTCTTGCGCCAGTGTCAATTAGATAATGTTGAACTTCCCTTAATGTTTTAAGGGCTTTCTTTTTTGGTTCAGGAGGGGTGATTACCTCCCATCGCATCCACCCATCACGTTTCATACACTTTTCATCGTGCCGAATAGATGGATCAACTGTTATATTATATTTCTTCCCCAGATCGTCTAATATTTCATCATCATAAAGAAGAGATAAGAATTCAAATTCAAATCCAATTTTCAATTTTGCCACCATTTAGGTTGAGGAGAATATGACCATTTTGCGAATCTTGATTTTGAACCCAAATAGTATTTTCTATATGCCTCGACTGTGTTGTTGCCTTTGTATTCATCAGGCATACATTGAGGTGGTTCAACAAATCCATTATCCGAAAACAGTAGTAAATTGTCTGTGAAAGTATCTAACATACTTTCACACTTATGAGTTTTGTGATAACGAGAAGTATATTCGTACAATAGCCAAGCAAACAATTCCAAGGTGTATGCATAATGGCGAACGGAACTTCTAGTCCAAATTGCCGATGGGTGATTTTTGTGAGTTACTTTATATAAAGTCTGATCATCCAAACCAATTAGACGCAACGATGTAGATAGCAATTGAGCAGATTCTACAATCATTTTCACGCAATGTTTATCGCAGTGATATTGTGCGGCTAATCGAGGATTTTCATCCAGGTAAAATATATTCACATAAAACTCCTATTGACATGATACCATTATACATGATGCTTGGTATTGAAATCAATAGGAGTAGTAACTACTTGATTATTCAGTCAAAATTGTAAAATTGTTTTTCTTGGTAAACTTGATTGTACTGAGGAACTTGTCAGCAATTGATTCACGATGACTAATCACAAACACATTGGAGTCTTTTAGACCATACAGCAAATTGATACATAGCTCCATACCAACTTGGTCAAGCGACGAATCAAACAGTTCATCCATAACAATTAAATTTGTATTGACTGAATTTTTCATTCGTGCTATGTCACGCCAAGCAAACACCAATGAAGTATCAATACGCATCTTTTCACCTTCACTGAATGAATCATACACAAATTCATCACGGTGACGAGATTTAACAATCTCATTAAAATTCTCGTCAAGGTTGAAGTTACAAAAGAAGTCAAGTGCATTCAAATACTTGTTCACTTGCTTGTTGATGACTGGAATGTATTGTTTGATAACTTTGGCTTTGATACCAGTGTCCTGTAAAAGTGCTGCTGCGATAGCTTGCAATTGCTGCTCTTCAACAGTCGACCGTTTCATTTTATCCAAATTAACGACCGCTTTAGC